GTGGCAGACCGTGCCCCATGCCGCGGCCTCGCTCTCGCGGTCCTCGTGCGGCACGGTCTGAGAGAGGGCCAACGATCCAGCACACGCCCACAGGCGCGCACTGGCGGAAGCTGACCATGTGGCGTGCGCCCTGTCGGCGTGAGGCGAGATCATCTGAACCAAGTCCTTCTCTTCAACACATCTTTAATCGTAGGAATGGATACGCCGAATTGATCGGCTATATCCGCCACTCTTGGATGCCCGCGCGGCTCTCGTTTTGCGGCTAAAGCTCTTATCGCTCTTACTTGTTCTTCGTTCAAAACGGCGTTACCGTGTCTACTGTTACAAGCGCGAGTACCGTGCCGTAAGGCGTCATCGCTATTATCTTTGTACGACGCCCAGTACAAATTGTCGATGTCGTTATTCAACTTGTTTCCGTCTTTATGTGCCACTACAGGCAGCTTGGAAGGATTACTGATGTACGTCTCGGCAAGCAGTCGGTGAACTTTGTGTGGAACTTCGTGTAAATTAACTACATAATAGCCTGTGCTGCCGATGTGCGCTTTCAGTTTTACAGGCGCACCCGGCCGTGCTTTTCCGCCGTTAACGCGGAATATAGAACCGTCAACTGCAACGGCGTAGTCAGTGTTGGCCGGGTACGTCTTCATCTACTAGGCGACCTTGCTGTGCCCGTGCGGGTTTTGCTCGACGGCCTGAAGCACGAGGCGCGTCACGGCGTCGATCTTGTCCTCCGGCACCTGCGAGAAGGCCGCGAAGCCGATGATGCCGGGGATGTCCTTGAGCGTGGCCGGCATCCCGTAGGCGTCGGCGTATGCCTTGCCGGCGGCGCGCATGTCGTTCACGTCGTAGACCTTCGGAGCGCCCGCTGGCGCGTCTCCGTCCGCCTTCTCGGCCGCCGCCTCGGCCTGCTCGTCGGCGGTATCCTGCGCGACCTCAGCGGGCGCCGGATCGGCGGGGGCCTCGGCCTTCGGGGCTTCCTTCTTCGGACGGCCGCGGGTCTTGGCGGGCTCAGCGGTGGCCTTATCGGCCGCGACCTCACCCAGCGTCCTCTCGCTACGCTCACGCGGCTCGGCCGCAGAAGCCGCGATCAGCGCGGAGATGGACGACAACAGGGCCTCGGACAGGCCAACGTTGATGTTCAGGTCGATTTCGATCTTCACTGTTCAACCTTTCGAATGGACGCGACCTTGCGCGTCAGCACCGCAGACACCGCCTCGTCTATCGAGCCGGCGAGGGCGGCAATTCTCACGAAACAGGCGCGGCCTCGCGCAAGGTTCGTGACCCGGAGAGCGGCCTGCTTCATGTCCTTGGGCGTGAACGACGCCTCCACGAAGATCAGGTCCCGCGAAACTGAGAGGTCGATGGCCTCGCCAGCGGCCGTAATCTGGCCGATGAACACCCGCGACCTGTTGCCCTGGAAAGCCTCCAGGGCGGCTTGCCGGCGGGCCGGCGGCGTGCCGCCATCCACCACGACCGGATCGTAGGCGCTGAGAAGCTGCCGTAGCGTCTCGATGGCCTCCGTGTGCCAGCACATCAGGACCACGCGGTCCATCTTGCCGTCCTCGAACTCCTCCTTCACCACGTCAGCGACGAGGTGCGCCTTGGCGCCCGAGGTGAGCCGCCGGAGCGTTCCGAGGTGGTGTTCCAGCGTGTCGGTGGTCCCCGCCTCGGCGGCGTCCAGGATCTCCTCGACGCTTGGGCCGTCCTTGGACGCCGCCAGCAACTGCCGGCGCGTCGTCGCCGTCGGCTCCAGCACGAGCGTCGAGTAGATCGGCTGCGTGATCCCGACATCGGCCTGCGTCCGCCGCAGCCACAGCCCGTCGAGCTTCTCCTTCAACTCCTCCTCGTTCTTGCCGCGCAGGATGATCGGCTTCATCTCGCCGGCCATCCACTTCATCCGCACGACGCAGTAGCGCCGCATGAACGTCTCCTCGTTGAACCCCTTCACCCGCTCCGGGGCCAGCGTCGCCAGCATCGGCCACAGGTCGAAGGGCGAGTTCGGCATCGGCGTGCCGGACAGGCACCAGGTCGGGGCCCGAGCGGCCATCGACATCGCTGCCTGCGTCCGCTTCGCGCTGTAGTTCTTGGCGTAGTGGCTCTCGTCCAGCACGAGCCGGTCGGGGCGGAAGCGGATCAGCGCCTCGGCGTGTGAGGTGATCGTGCTCCAGGCGACGACCACCACGTCCGTGTCCGGCCGGATCTTGTCGGCGCCCTTCCACAGCACTTGCACCCGGCGCGGCAGCATCTGCCAATTCTTGATGTCGCGTGCCATGCCGGCCCGGTTGGTGGCGGTCGTGACGACCACCATCGTGCGGTGCATGGCGAGGTCAGCGGCGATGATGAACGCGCCGGTCTTGCCGACGCGCGGTTCGTCCGCCAGGAGGAGGCCACCGCGAGCGAGGAACTGCGCGCCCACGGTCTGGTGCGGCCTAGGCGTCAGCATCGTGGGCCTGCGCGAACCAGTCGGCCAGAGCGCCGAGTAGACGAGCCGCCATGCGCGGCGACAGCTTCACCACCGCCTCGCCCCCGCCAGCGGCCAACGTATAGACGCAGACCTTTCCGTCCTTCTCGAATACAGACACGAGATCGACTTGTTCGACCACGAGAGGCTTCTTCTCAGTCGAACAACCCGACATTACCGTCCTCCTTGAGCAACCCTTGCTTGATCTGGTCGAGGCGACCGTACTCCGAGATCAGCGCCGCCTCCGCGAAATCGGCCCGCTTGTTGCGGAAATCTTTCGCAGCATGGGGCCACCGTCTCATGGCGATGGCCTTGGCGTCGTCCTTGGCGGCCTTGACCCGCATCTCGCGTTTCCACACCGTCGGCGTGACCTTCACAAACGGGATGCCGAGTGCGACCAGCATGTACTCTGCCGCAGCGGCGGCCCGGCCGAAGTTGAATGACGCCGAGGCGCTCTGACCCTCCATGCCGCCGACCTGCTCGATGTACGCTACGTCCGGCTCCAGCCAGGTAATCAGGTCGCGCAGCGCGCCCCCGTCTACCTCGGCCTTGGCGCTGGACCCGCGGGTCACGTCGAGGCGCGGCATGGCGTGCGTCGTGACGTAGCCCCGGTCGTTCAGGGCGAGTGCGCCCTTGGCGCCGGGGTCGATGCCGAGCACTCTCACGCCACGAACTCCCGCACCGTCACGGGCCGGCAGTGCTCGATCTCCAGGGCGCATAGGATCAGCGGAAACCAATCCACCGATACGCGGCCCCGCTGAAACCATTTGCTCGCCGTCTCGTAGGGCACGTCGCCGAGGCCGTACGCCGACAGCATCCGCACGAGATCGGCAGCGCCGTGAAAGTTGGCCTTGAGGAACCCGCGTCCGTCGAACTGCTTCATCGCCGCCTCCGTCACCCTATAAACAGGACAACCAGTCCCGATGTCCAGCCCCTTTTCGCATATTTTTCGGTTGACGGCACGACGATGCGGTGCCACATAGGCGTCACACAGTCAAGGAGATGACTATGGTTTGGGGCGAGAAGACACGCGATTGGGCGGTTCGTGTTACGGCATGGCACCCCTGGTTCGCATGGCACTCTGTGGACCTTTCAGACGGCCGTACGGCTTGGCTGTGCTGGTTGGATCGAAAGCTCGACGCACGGTCAATGGAGATCCGGTCGCGTGTCATGCCCGGCTGTACGTCCTTGATCTGGACCTACCGCCTGCCGGAGGTGAAGTGATGCAGCCGACCCTCGAACGCGCCGACAACGGCCGCTTCTACATCCACTACCGTTCCGGTGGCCGTTCGTGCCGCAAATCGACCGGCACGGCCGACGAGCGCGCCGCACAGCAGGCGTTCGGGCGCTGGCTGATCGGCGAGCGGGACATCGCCCCCGAGCCCGTCGGCGTCATTTTCGCCGATATCTGGCCTGCCTACGTGCAGAGCCACCGCGGCACGCCGACCGAGAAACGGCTGCGCGGGCTGGAGCCGCGCCTGCTCGCCGCGTTCGGCGCCAAACCGCTGAAGTCGATCACGCAGGCGCTGTGTGATGGCTACGCCGACCACCGCTTCCTCGAAGGCGCCGCGCCGGCCACCGTCCGCCTCGAACTTATCAAGCTCGTCGCCGCCATCAACTACGCCGTGAAGCACGCCAGGATCACCGATGGCGAACGCTGCCACCTTGAACTCCCGCCGCAACCAGCAGTCTCGGATCGGTGGCTCTCCAAGGCCGAGACGGCGGCGATCCTGCGCGAGGCCGACGCCAGGACCCGGCTGTTCCTGTGGATCGCGCTGGCGACCGGCGCCCGCCGGCACGCGATCGAGACCCTGGAATGGGGTCAGGTCGATTTCGAGACGAAGGTGATCCACCTGCTCAAGGCCGGCGAGCCGCAGACCTCGAAGAAGCGCGCCAGCGTGCCGATGTCCGACGTGCTGGCCGAGCAGCTACAGGACGCTTTCAGCCGGGGCCAACGCTACGTGCTCGGCACGCCAGGCGAGGCGTACACCGGCTTCATGCGCGCCGTCCGTGCCGCCGGCCTGGAGAATGTCACACCGCACACCCTGCGGCACACGGCGGCGACCTGGATGGCTCGGCGCGGCGTGCCGCTGTGGAAGATCGCAGGCGTGCTCGGCAACTCGGTGACGATGGTCGAGCGGGTCTACGCGAAGCACTGCCCCGCCGACCTGCGCGGCGCTGTCGAGGATCTTCGGCCTTGACAGCCAGGGCAGAGGGGAGATCCGTAGAACTGAGGAGGATACGTTGAGCCGAATGATTATGCGCGAAGCCCCACGAGCCAATCCAGAGCTTGAGGCTTTGATCGAGAAGGCCCGCAATCACGTCATGTCGCCCGCTGAGATCCTGGCGCAAAAACGCTCGTGGGTGATCGGGCAAATGGGCCTGTCGCGCCCTGATATGAGCCGGGAGGAGATCGAGGAGCTTGTCGATCGATCGCTCGGGCCGGCGCCCTCAACGGCGACCGACCTTGAAGCCGCCGAGGCGGCGTTCCGGGCTCACTATGAAGGCTCGTGGGCGTGCTGGCATTCCCTATCGGATCTTGGGAAAGCTGCATGGGTTCGCGCGGCGAGGGCAGCTCGCGGGGCCTGAACAGCGCGGAGGGGAAA